ATCAAAACCTATGTGGTTGAGGTGAAACCAAAGAGACAAACTCAACCACCAAAGCAGAGAAAGAGAGTGACTAAATCCTATCTGTATGAATGTAAAACCTGGGAAGTCAATAAAGCAAAGTGGAAAGCTGCAGTTGAGTTCTGTGAAGACAGACGAATTGAATTCAAAGTAATTACAGAGGACGAACTCGGAATCAAATGAACCGTATCGAACCAGTAAGACAAGACATTCAATCTGAGTCTAATGTTGACGACAGAATGGAATTAATCATGTATGCACTGAATGATACTGTAGCACCAATACCTGAAGAAGGAAACATTTGCACGTTCAAATACTTTGCGAAGACTCCTAACATCAGATACGATCAACACCCGTTGGTTGCAGTGACTGAATTATTTCAGTGGGGATTTCGTGGGATCAACTTTCATCACCAGGAATATCGACAGTATACCTGGGAAGAATTAGGAACACAAGTTTATATTTTAAATAGAACTGAACTTGATGATCTATTGTCATTACAATATGGAAAATTCGTGATAAATAAGTAAAAAGATAGTATGTAATGTCATACGATACTACAAGCGAAGATTACTACGGCGGCCAAAATGATGCAAACATAGTTGTATTTGAGGGCAAAAAACTATATCCAGTTATTGATGAAGGAACTGGAGTTACAACTTGGTATGAAAGAAGAGGAACTGGTCTTGCCGATGCGTTTGTAAATGATATTAAGTTAGGGGCAGTAGATCCTAAGACTGGAAAATTTACTCCACATGAAGGTGTAGAAGGTGCTGCGGGATATTTTTGGCCTGATGGATTTTCTGATGTTTTCAATAACGACCAAAAAAAGAAATTTTTAGATCCTGAGTTTCAAAAACAACTTAAGAAAAAGGCAGGAGAAGTTGTAACTAGAGAAGAGGTAGAAGAGAAAGGAACCGATCCAGAAACCGCAGAAACAGTAAAAGATAGACTTCTGGATAGTGGAGAAGCTAGAGACACTACTCAACAAGAACTGGAAGCACAACAGGCTGCTCAGGAAGCTCTTGCAAATACAGTTATCAACGCAGTAGAGGGAACCAGAAAAGATTTTGGTAACTTAAGATATCCAAAAGATATGAATGGATCTCAGGATTATATACAATTCTCTATGCTTGAATATAAACCCAAAGATCTTATTGGAAATGGTCTTGGAGCAGGGGATAGACCAAGAGTTGGATTTAATCAAGATGGTGGTGGAAGAAATATAATGGGAACTTGTGTTCTTCCAATTCAAAGTGGAATTAAAGATACCAACACCGCTGATTGGGGTGAAAATAAAATGAATGCCATGCAATTGGCAACTGCAGAATTAGCTTTGGGTGGATTGGAAGATGCACAAGCTTTGGCCGGTGCAGCAGATAGGGTTGCAAATGCACTGCAGGGAAACGCTGGTGTTGCAAAGGAAGCAGTTCAGCAATATTTTGCTGGAAAAATGACAGGAGTTACTGGATTACTTGCCAGAACAAAAGGAGCAACAATCAACCCCAACCTGGAACTTCTTTTTAATGGTCCGGCACTAAGACCATTTTCATTTCAGTTTAAACTATCTGCAAGAAATAAAACTGAAGCAGAAGAAATAATTAGAATTATCAGATTCTTCAAACAAGGGATGGCTCCAATCAGAACCGAGGGTAATCTTTTCTTACTAGCACCACACACATTTCAGGTTCACTATGTTCATGCTCCTTCAGATGGAGAACATCCCTACATAGGAAAGATGAAAGAGTGTGCTCTTAAAACATTCAACACTGACTATACTCCTGAGAATAATTACAGCACTTTGAAAGATGGTTTCATGACATCATATACAATCTCTATGGAGTTTCAAGAACTTGAACCCGTATATAATGATGATTATACAAATCTTGATGGTAATGCTGATACTCAAATAGGTTTCTAAAATGTCAAATTATTTCAAGAAGGTTCCTAACTTTGAATACGTCAGTAGACTCCCTGATGCTAATATATCAGACTATATCCCAGTAAAAAATTTATTCAAAAAGGGTGCTCTCAGAGAGGACATCTTTCAAGACCTTGCGTTCTTCACTAAGTATCAAGTTCAAGGAGATGATCGACCCGATAATGTGGCATTTAAAGTTTATAACGACTCAAGTTTAGATTGGTTGGTGTTGGCAGCAAATAATGTGGTTAATGTCAAGACTGAATGGCCCATGACACAACTTGAGTATGATCAATATCTTTTAGATAAGTATGGGTCTTATGAAAAAGTAAATGAAGTTCATCACTATGAAACCACAGAGCAAAGAAATGGTAGGAATGTAATCGTAGTTCCTAAGGGATTAAGAGTTGCATCAAACTACAGCATCACATACTATGACTCTAGTGATGGCGGTATGGTAACTAAGTATCCAGTCAAAACTGTAACCAACTATGATTATGAAGAGAGTCTACAAGAAAAGAGAAGAAATATTTTCATATTAAAAGCAAGATATCTACCCATCGTCCTTGATGATCTAGAAGATATCATGACATACAAAAAAGGATCCAGTCAATATAAGACTGAATCCATGAAGACTGCTGATAATATCAGACTATTTGAGTAAGTTAATATAAGCTGCGACGACCAAAAGAGTCAGGCACAGTTGATTGTATCTCATCACTCCTCAGCAAGTTTCTGGAAGTAGGACAGAGCATCATCTTCATCTTCACTTGAGGAAGACTTGGGAGTGATGTCAGGTGCGTTGAAGTCGTTGTTGCCGATCTTTGCAGGAGTGGGCTCAGAACGACGGGAGGAGAAATCGGGTGCGTAAGATCCACGATCGTTGTCCTCATCAGAGACCTCTTCGTCAAGACGAGCAGGTGCAGACTTCTGACCCAGAACCATCTTGAGACGGTTCTCCAGTTGATCATAGGACTTGAACTGGTCAGCAGCAGTCAGAGCAGTCAGAGAATACTCTTTCTTCCACAGTGCTTCCAGTGCATCGTCATCATCCAGGAGAGGAGATGGTGCAGCAAACTCAGAGGAGTCATAGTTCCAGTAACCTGCAACCTTCTTCAGTTTGAGTTTGAAGTTAGCACCCTGCCAGAAGTCAAAAGGATTGATGGCAGTCTCATCCTCATACTCAGGTTGCATGGCTTCCATGATCTTGTCGAAGATCTTCTTGCCGAACTTGTACAGGAAGACTTGACCTTCGTTCTGAGGGTTTGCTTTGTCCTGCACAACATAGATGTTGGCATAGTAGGACAGTTTGCGCTTCTGCTTACGAACGGTGTCCTTGTCAGAATCAAGGCCACTGTTCCACAGTTCACGGTTGTGCTCAGACACAGGATCTTTCTGACCAAGAGTGGTCAGAGAGTTCTCGATGTACCAACCACCAGGACCTTGGAAGGCATGGGAGTACATCTTTGCCCAAGGGAGTTCTTCTCCATCTGGTGCGGGCAGGAAACGGATAACTGCGTATCCATTACCAGTCTTATCCATCTCTGGTTTCCACAGACGGTCATCTCCACCGCCACTAGTATTATTCATCTTCTCGACTTCTTTAACCAGTTTAGAAGTCAGGGAACCAAGAGAGGATTGCTTTTTAAGATTTGCGAAAGACATAGGATTAGTTAGATTTGTACGGATTTGGCTTGTGTGTACCCAGTTATTCTACAGGTCAGAACCAGTCTTGTCAATCTGGTCCTTCATCACCTCAAGCATTTGTGACATGTTATTGAATACCATATTCATGTCGGTCCCTTTCGGGAGACCCATCATAGTTGCGGAATCAACGATCCGCTGTTTCATTTCTTTTGCCTCAGGGTCATCAGACAAACTCAAACGTGCATAAAGAATCTTCTGTTTTTCCAGAAGTGTTTCAAGCATTCCAACATGCTCAAGTTTTTCCTCTTTATCCATCGAAGGAAACTTGAAGACGTTCTTATAAACGTCATCTTGTATCTCACTTATTGCCGTCATTTCTGCACGGACTACATCGGAATCGAAAAAACTCATTACCCTAAAACGACCTGCTTAAGAATTTTTTTATAACGTGATACCTCAATATTTAGGAACGGCGAATACTTCTTCATCCTCATGCTGACGGTTTCCCACACTGGATCAGATAGTTTATCATCCCAGTTGTTTCTGAATCCAAGTATCCTATCAAGAATGACCAGAGTTTCAATTGATATGTCATCTCTAAGATACGATTTCAAAATGTCTGGATGACGGGATCCATCCATAGAAAACATAGCATCAAAATTATTATCTGAAAAGACTCTCTCTGTCTCTTCCTTAAAAAGATATGAGAGTGACTGAGTTCTCTTCTTCCATGAAGTGTATCTACCTTCACCTTCACGTATCATTTCTCCTATCCAAAGCTTACTTGGATCAGTGCAGGTGATAAAGTTAGATACAAAGAACTCAATCACTTCTTTGTCGTCTTTGTTTCGTGCTAGTTTCTCAAACCAGAAACGATCTTTCCTTTTGTAGAAAGACTGCACGGTCGCACGACTCTTTCCACAATACTTGTGATAGTCATACTTCTCTTTGGTAAAGTGATTCTTCAAAGAGAGGTATTGCTTATAGGCATCAAAGGGCATCATCAAAAA